AATAAAGAGCTATACGACTGGTCAGTTGAAGGTTGAATACAGCGATCAGTCTGAATCTGGCTATGATATACCAGATAATATCAAGCAGATGCTTTCTGGTATTGATATGGTGATAGCAATAGGATGAAGGGAGATCAGATTATGGAAAATGTTTTTGTTAATGAATCAACACCAATTACAATTGTACCAGTCGTATTACATATTATATCTGAAGATGGTAATACTTATAAATACTATCTTGATGATTTAAGGAAAATAAGAACTCGCAAGATTGTATTATCAGATGTGGAAAAAAATATATTAGATGAATCGGGTTTTTCCATAGATGAATTGATATTAAGAGGTGAAAATTGGTTAGAAAAAGTTAAAAGTAATAAGACTAACAATGAAATGCCTCTTAAAATTATAACAAGTAGTAATCAATTAGAAAAATAAATATCAATGAAAAGGGAGATCAAGTTCTTGATAGTGTGCTTCCGTCCCCTCACGGTATGCACAAAGCCCGGCATATATACTGATCTCCCAATGCCGGGTATAAGGAAATTCAAAGATTCTAAGATTCAAAGATTCTAAGATTGGGAAAGGACTGTTCCTTCTTAATCTTCTAATCTTCCAATCTTTCAATCTTTAATTAAATTTATGCCAGTCTTTGGTCCAAAAACATTAGCGACTTTACAATCAGTCGTTCAAACCGTTGACAGTGCTGGAAGCTTTACAGAGACATGGTCAACAGTGCAGACTGTCTATGGCGTGCTTCAGGATATGCCAGCTAAAGAGAAGATTGCATTAGGTCGTGAGCTTACTACACAGCTTTATAGGCTTTTCATAGCTTATGAAGAGTTTACAACCGTTGCTAATACACGAAAGCTGATACCTAAAAGCAGATTTGCCATAGCCATGCCGACTGCCATAAGTTACATAGCGTCAACCATAGCTTTTGTAGAAGGCACTACGGTTGCAGATACGATAACAGATAGTGCAAATGGGTTTGTCACAGCGGGGATCACCGGGAATATGGCACTAGCTGTCACAGGGTCAACGTCAAACAATGGCATTTATGAATTAGCAAAGGCAGTGGCTGGCACATTGACGCTAAGACCGTCTTATGACTTGACCGTAGAAGCCAAAGGAGCTTCTGTAACGCTCTCACAAGTACAGTTATTTGATATTGTATCGGTAGAGCTTAAAAGTGATCCTAGAGGCAATACACATCATTATGAAGTATTGCTCGAGATTGTTAAATGAGATCAACAATAAACACGGCGGCGTTCCAGAGGAAAGTTGAGAATAATGCTTTTGGGTATCTGATGAAACTTGGAGAATCGGTTGTCAATGGTGCGGTTAGGCGTGTTCCTGTTGATACTGGAACTCTGATGGGCAGTATCCATGCTGAAGGTTATAAGTCTGAAATGAGGGTAAGAGTCGGTTCTAATCTCGAGTACGCAAGCCCGGTGGAGTTTGGCACTTATGCGAGTAAAGAGCCAATAGCTTATGACACGCATACGAGAGGCGCAAAGCCTCAGCCATACTTGAGACCTTCATTGGATGAACTTATACAGAATTTACGAGGAAAGACTAAAAGAAGATGATAGACAGATTGGCGGCAGGGATTATTACAAAAAATACAGGGTCAGCATTGGCATCATTGATAACTGGTATTTATTTCAATGAAGCTCCAGCCATGATAGATTTGCCGTATATCGTCGTTTTTGATATATCGAATCTACCAGATAGTACATTTGCCAAAGATGGAGAATTCTATCGCATACAATTTTCTATCTTTGTTCAAGAGCGGTCAATCGTGGCGGATAACGGAATGAAAGAGATATATGAGGCATTGAGGACGCTCTATGATGATGCTACGTTGACATTATCAGAGTGGACGAATTATGAGTGTAGCTTTCTTTCACAGCATAATCAACCAACTGTAAACAAGGTTTTACATCGGTCTGTTGATTATGCCATAAGGGCGGAGAAAACATGAGTAATGAAACTGGATGGGACATAATGAGCGGGACTGCAATCGAAAAACCAATACAAAAGATTATAATATCATCTCGTAATCTATCGAAATTAGAATTTGATGAATTGATTAAAATGATTGAGATAGCAGGGAAAGATAAGATAAAAAAATATCATTCTGGATTCCGACCTGATGATAATTTTGAATGTATCTTTAAGGTAATAAATCATGAAAATCATTCTTTACCACGATAATCATTTCGAGGAATGGGATTATCGAAATGTTGATATTGGCATTGGCGGTAGTGAAACGCATCAGATAGAAATGTCATGGCGCTTGGTACAGCGTGGAACTGGATCAAACTCGGTTTCTAACCGATCAAATTACGAGGTCATAAGCTATGCGCCTATACCGGATGATTGTGTAAGACTGCACAGAGGCGTTCAGTGGCGTCATATTGATGAGGTAGATTGGTCTGAAGATGGTCTCTGGGTTATCTATCGCAAACCTGAGATGATAGATAATTTACAAAGTCAAGAAGCATGGCTCTTATGTCAGGACGTGGATTATCCGACACTCAATGAAGCTAGAGCAGAGCGATTCCATAAAATAATAGCATTGACGGCAGCACATGCGACTCTACTTGCTATGAGAAAGCCATATCTCAGAGACAAGATTTTTATAAGCTCAAATGGTATACGCATGGATGTTATCAGAGAAGTAGAAAAAGAATCTTATGATCGCAATCCAAAGCGGGTGATGTTCGCTTCTTCTCCTGATCGTGGGTTACTTGAGACTATGCAGACATTCCAGAAAGCCAGAAGATATGATCCTGACTTAGAACTTCACACTTTCTATGGCTTCAATAACATTGATAAAGTGATTAACAATGAAAAGAATAAAGAGCATCCAGCGGCAATCAAATCAAGGATATATAAAGACAAGGTTATGCTTGAAGCACAGAAGCCTAATGTCTTTACGCATGGCAGAGTATCACAGAGAGAGCTTTATAAGGAATGGCTTAAGACTGGCATCTGGTTGTATCAAACAAATTTCTTTGAATCCAGTTGCATAACCTCGATGGAAAGTCAAGCTTTGGGTGCGATTCCGATTACAAGACCTTATGGGGCTTTACAGAATAACGTCAAACATGGGATATTCATTCAAGGTGATGCTTACAGCGAACTCAATAAAGCCAAGTATATGGCAGAACTTATCAATGTTGCGAATTCTCCTGAGTATCAGGAATCCGTCAGACCAGAAATGATGAATTATGCAAGGGTCAAATTCAACTGGGAGCGCATCGTGGATCAGTTTGATTCGATATTACAAGGTTGGGATAGCGTCATTGGAACGCAATATAATTTTCAATTCAAATATTCTGAAGGATGTGTGTTAAATGTAGGTTGCCATACCGATAGTGCCAAGCTAAAGGAAAGGCTTGGTGCGGTCAATCTTGACGCCTTTGAGATATGTCCACAAACAGGACAACAGATAAGGGCTGATGTGATAGCTGATGCTAGGGAATTCTTGCCGAAAGGTTTTGATACTATCATCGTTGGCGATTTATTGGAACACTTTGATAATGCAGATTGTATAAAGATATTGCAAAATGCGAAGGAATCTTTGAACAATGGTGGGCAAATAGTGATCACTTGTCCTAACGATTTAAGAGAAATAAAATTTGAGGGTGCTTTTGATGGTTTTGGTGGGCATCAATCCATGCCATTGGAAAGACTTGAAGGTCTTATTTCTTATGCAGGATTGGGGATAGAATCTCAACAATTTATAGATTATACATTTGCAGAAGGTTGGGGAATAGTGGCTAAATCATTGACTTAATAGGTATTTTATGATATAATAATGGTGTCAGCTAGTAATGGAATAATTACCCATTACGAACGGATAAATTCCGATTATCCTGCTGACAACTACCAATCGGAAATTACTACGGAGGTAATGTCATGTCAAAAAATACCAGTCTATCTGAGAAGCAACTTTTACTACCAATATTAAGCGAAAAGAAAGCGCCTCTATGTGCCTGTGGTTGCGGGATGCCTACTAAATGGCATACGAAATATAAGAGATTTAATATATATATTTCTGGTCATAATACAAAAGCAATGTGGCAAGATACTGAATATAGAGAAAATATATCTAAACAAAGAAAAAAGCAATGGCAAAATACTGAGTTTAGAGAAAGTATGTCTAAGCAACGAAAAGAGCAATGGCAAGACCCTATATTTAGAGATAAAATGGCTAAACAATCGAAGGCAATATGGCAAGACCCTATACGGAGAGATATGGTATCTAAACAATGGAGGGAGTTATGGCAAGACCCTATGTATAAAGAGAATATATCTAAGCGAATGAAGATAATATGGGAAGACACTGAATATAGAGATAATCAATCGAAACAAAGGAAAGTAAGAGGGAAAGATCCTGAGTTTAGAAAGAATATATCTAAACAATCAAAGGAACGATGGCAAAATCCAAAATTTAGAGAGAAAATGCTAAAAGCCAACACTAAGACACCTAACAAACCAGAAACCATAATTAACATGATAACATCTGGTGATATTCAATACACAGGAAACCGTGCATTTTGGAGAAAAATACGGATTCTGGTTAATGGTGAATATGTTGAGAAGTATAAGAATCCAGATTTTAAGATAAAAGGACAGAATAAAGTTATTGAATTGTACGGAGATTACTGGCATAAAAACGACAATCCCGATGATTTAATTGAAGCCTATAAAGAAGCAGGACTTGATTGCTTAATTATATGGGAACACGAACTCAAGGACGTTGACAGTGTTCTTATTCGTATTGGTGAATTCATTGGTCAAGAACAATGGCAGTTAGAGTTATCTTTAGTGGAAGGATAATATGATTACGTGTACGAATACGATCGGATCTATTGGGATCATGTCTGGCATCCATAGTCTTCCGACTCCTTTTGTGAAGTCATTAACAGATATGATAGTGTACAATCAGGAATATCTGCTAAAAGAGAATGAGCAAATATTCTATGACTTCGTTAATGTCAGCTATCATTCCATGGCACGGAACAGACTTGCTCGAGAGATAAGGGGTAACTGGATACTTATGCTTGATTGTGATCAGACATTCGCACCTGATACGCTTACAAGGCTGTTGTGGATAGCAGAGCAATATGAGATAGATGTTCTAACAGGGTTGTATCATCAGAAGGCGGAGCCTTATAACCCGGTGATTTATAAACTTAATCCAGATAATGATAGATTTGAGCATATCGTAGGATGGGATCAGGAGAAAGTTATCATTCCGATAGACTCGGCAGGCGGTGGATGCTTATTTATACGCAATCATATTTTAGCTAAGATGTTTAATCAAGGGATGCTCCCTTTCGCAGAGATAGAGGGAAACTCGGAGGATCATAGTTTCTTTAGGAAATTGAAACAGAGAAATGTTCAGGCATATTGTGCGCCTGATGTGAGAGTGAATCATCTGATATGGTCAGAGATCAGTTACGAGAATATGGAGGTGGCTAGAAATGGCTAAGACGACAGGGTTAAATGGTAGTTTACGATTTGAAGGCAATCTGAGTGTGAGTGCTTATAACATGAGTATTCCAATGACCATCGAGAAAGCTGATACGACTGTTTATGGCGCTACTTACAGAACGCATAAGACGACCTTGAAAAGTGCAACTGTATCAGCAGATTGCAAGATGGACACTGCGGATATTTCCAATTTTGCGATAGGTGATGAGGGTTTGCTAATCTGCATGTATTCAGAAAGTAATGTTACGGCGGGTGTATCAGGAACTGCGACATTGGATTCCAAAACCCCGACTACACCCATGGATGGTATAGTTACAGAAGCATGGGCGTTCACTTTCAATGGAACGTTCACGCCGACAACGGTGGCATAAGGCGGTGATAAGATGAAAGTACAGGGAGGACTCGGAGGCATATTTGCTTATGCAACTTACACGGCAAGCACCATTGCATTTGTGGAAGGAGGAGGGAATCCTGATACAATAACAGATTCCGCTAACGGATTCTTAACCGCTGGATTTGTAGTTGGTATGACTATCACCATCACAGATACAGTAAGCAATAACAAAGACGTAACAATAGCGGCATTGGCAGCTGGCGTGATAACGGTATTGGCATCTGATGATCTAACAGATGAGGCGGAAGGAAGTGCAACTCTAGCGACACCGGCTTATGGTTATCAGGTGCTTGGGTTCAAGCAGTGGACAGGCTCAAATGGCATAGAGAAAGTTGATTCTACATGCTTTGAGAACTATCCGTACAGGACGCATAAGGTAACGCTCAAAGACTGGTCAGCTACGTTTGCAGGATTTTGGTTGTCTACTGAGCGTGACTCATGGCTTGGCAGAGAATTAAATCTCAGATTATTTGAGAGGTTTGCTCTTTCACCAAGTGCAACTAATCCAGCAGTTTATTGGTCGGGGGTTGCAACAGTGACCGATATACCACGTGATTTAGCTATTGATACACTTGTTAATGAATCAATTACGGTAGCAGGGAATGGGGTCTTAATTGAGACTATCAAGACAACGGCTTGGTAGATCAGGAAATTGAAGATTACAGATTACAGATTAAAGATTAAAAGATTAAGAAAGGGAAAAAGGAACAGACATTATTTGATCGGTTAGAAACCGAGTTTGATCCAGCCCTTATTTTCCTAATCTTTCAATCTTCAATCTTCTAATCTTCAATCAAAAAAGGGGAGATCATGGCAGATTTAATATGGAATTGGAAAAATAAAGATTACAAGGCAACGCCTATAACGATAGGCGACTGGGAACTACTAGGGAATTATCTCAAGGGATATTTGCTCAATGATTTGAAATATATTGATGATTTTGAGTTGCGATTACAGACTCAATCATTAATACAAATGAGGGATTATGATCTTGACGATGTACGTAGACATTGGGCAAGAAAAGATATGAGACATAGGGCGACTTTGACTATATTCAAGAATGAACCAAAGGTCAATGATGCCCTTATAACAGAATTCGAGACAGATGATACTTTTTATAAGTTCATAAGAGAAGTACTGAAGGTTTCAGGCATCAAGTTTATTGATGAAGTTTCTGAAAGTGAGAAGTCAGAAAACCCTACCGAAAACGAGGACTTAGCCGAAAGCGCATAAAGGCTTTACTGTATCATCATTATCATTTGCCAAAAACTTTTGAGGACATGACGTGGTTAGAAGTGAATGAAATGGTCTCAGAGATTCCAATAGTATCAACGACCTTCAATCTCAAAGAGATAGTGGGTGCTTTTATGATAGAGAAATTCCAACATGGCTTAGATTTTGATGAGGAAAATGACGAATTAGAGAAAGATCAGGCAGAATTAGAAAGATTACAAAAACAATGTGCAAAAATTGGAATTAAACCTCCGAAACATATATAAACATTGACTTTAAGGTCATTTTGTGATATAATAATAGCGTTGGCTAGAAACAGATTTAGCGGTCTGAATCGAAAAGATAAATTCCGATTATCCTGCCAGCACTAACCATATCGGAAATTACTACGGAGGTAATGGCAATGCCAAGAATTTATAAGAAAAAAGATTCGGATAATTACAATTTTAATCATAAAATAGCAAAATGTAAAAGTCTTAACAGACCAATTGATGATATAACACGTTTCTGGTCTTATGTTGACATTCGAGGTTTATTCGATTGCTGGGAATGGAAAGGCTTTTTAAATAAAGATGGTTATGGTCATTTTAGATTTAATAAGCACCACATAAAAGCAAATAGGTTTTCCTATCAACTCTATCATGGTGAAATTCCAGAAGGAAAGCTTGTATGTCATAAATGTAATAATCCCAAATGTGTCAATCCTTTTCACCTTTATGCAGGTACACCACAAGATAATATGGCTGATAAGGTAAGAACGAATAGGCAAGCCAGATTACGTGGCGAATCCAATGGACATTCAGAATTGACAGAAAAACAAGTATTGGAGATAAGAAAGAATAAAGATAATTTGTCACAAAGAGAACTTGGAGAACTCTATAATATAGGTATATCTGCTATTGGTCATATAATTCGTAAAGAAACTTGGAAATATTTAGAGGTTAAATAAAATGTTCGATCCAATCGGCTCTGCGTACGTGGAAATTACAAGCAATATAAAAGAACTGCAACGTGAGATCGCTGGCTTGAAAGGTCACGTGGATTCATCTGCACGCAATATGGAGACACGCTTCAACATAGCTACTAGAGCTATCTCTGGACTTGCAAGCGTGATTGGCACAATAGGCATAGTCAAATTCGGGTCTGATATTCTTCAAGCATCTACGAGACTTGATTCTATGGAAAAGGGTCTCACTAGAACAGAAGGCAGTCTGATAGCGGCAAAGAAAAGACTTGCAGAGTTCCGAGATATAGCCAAGGACCCTGGTTTAGAGATGGGCAACTTGACTCGTGGATATATCCAATTAAAATCCATCAATATGGAATCCGAGAAATCAATCAAGTTTCTGCGTGGGGTCGGCAATGAGATTGCTAAGATAGGCGGTCAAGAAGAAGACTTAAATCGTGTAGTTCGTCAATTTGTGCAGATGCAAGGCAAAGGCAAGGTTATGGCAGAGGACTTGATGGTTATCGCAGAGTCAATGCCAAACATCAGGAAACTCATGCAGGAGGCTTTCGGGACGACAAGCACAGAGGCTTTGCAGAAGGCAGGCGTTACTGCAAAAGAATTCTTTGATAAGATTACAGAATCACTTGGCAAACAGGAAAAGGCTATTGAAGGAGCGCAGAACGCACAGACTAACTTCAAGGGTGCAATTGAGCAATTAAACGCCGCTTTAGGCGCTGGTATCCTTCCGACGATAACGGAATTTTTAAAAAGTATTACAAAATTAATTGATAAATTTAATGCGCTGCCTGATTCCACGAAGAACGTTGTTGGAAAATTTGTGATGGGCGGAACTGGTCTTTTGGGTGTGGCTTTTGCACTTGGCATGATCAAGACCACATTAGATGCCATCGGCATATCATCTGGATTAAAGGCTATAATAGGATTAGGGGGTGCAAAGACAGCAGGATTGGCAATTGCGACAACCCCTGCCCTAGCAAGCACTGGAGCAGGTGCGATTGCAGGAGCCGGTTTATCTAAACTCGGTACAATTGGTTTGACAATAGCAACTGCAACAATAGCCATAACTTCTGGGTTTTTTATAGGTGGCGCAATAGGAAATCTTTTGCCGAAACCAGAATTTGCCAAGGGACCAATAAAGCCAACTAAACAAACATCTGAAGAAAAAAAAGATTTCCTATTGCG